ATAAAATCATACATACAGTTATCGTATAGCGAAAAGGTGGGCGATGAGACATATTATTGGTCGCATGTTTTTAATGTGTTAGAAAAGATGAGAGAAATTGGAACGTTGGAACCTGCCGGATTATTGACCAATTATAATCATTATTTTACCCAACCGGTTCTAGAAGCAAAACGGATTGTTTCTGCGTTCTCTAATAAAGATGTGACATTGAAAAGATCTCAAGTTAATTGGATTGTAGGGCGACACGTCAGGGATAAGGATGATGGACTTTATATTGCGACGTCTGTTTCAGAGACCAACGCTGGGAAAATCAAAGATATTGTGTTTGCACCGGTTGATCCTAATACGATGCTTCGGAAAGCAGGGGCGAAAGAAATAACAGCCAATGTAGTTGTTGCGGTGACACTTGCGATTGAATATCATGAAAACAAAGTGGCCTCTTATGTTATCGACGAGGAATACGAATTAGAAGAGGACCAAACTAAGTATAAAATGTATGATTTCATCTTGTTTAATAAGAACTATTTCAAAGATTTTGAAACGGAACAACCGATCCAGGATGAATTTATCGGCATCATATTACAAAATTATGACAAGTTCGACAAACAAACAGAGAAATACACAAATTATTACGATGTCTTGTTTGAAGACGAGTTGTGGCGGTTAGAGACCGATTCTGTTGATAAAAATTCCGAACCACTTGTGGACGTAAAAAAGAAGAAAAAATTCGTGTCCAAACTGAAGAATGAACGCAATCTCATTTCCAAGGTAATAAAGGAGTTGGGGTTAAACACGGAAATCACACGGATGACTACACGGAGCACGACCGCCAAAGCGAAACCGAAGTCCAATGTGAAACAAAAGGCAAAGGCAAAGGCACCTAGACAAGGAACACGAAAATCGGCCCGGAAACAAAATACCAGTATGAAATTACGGTCACAGAACCCGTAATGAAGTCATAATAACTACAGGATATCATAGTTATTATGAGACAAACTAAATTCGTTATTAACGACTAACGAAGACGAAGGACGAGGTGAAGCGTTGCCTCCTTTTGGATATTATAGTCCGAAAGCGTCCTTCCGTCCTCAAGCTGTTTTCCCGCAAAAATGAGGCGCTGTTGGTCGGGCGGAATACCCTCCTTGTCTTGAACCTTCTGTTTCACGTTTTCAATGGTATCCGATGCCTCGACGTCGAGCGTGATGGTCTTTCCGGTAAGCGTCTTGATGAAGATTTGCATATGCTTGTATATAAGTGTGTATATTTAAGTTGTATCCATATATCATATTTTTGATGGAAAAATATCATTGATTATATGTTGTGTTTACTCCGCCAACTCAGGGTATTTATTCTTGAGTTTCTCTTGGAATCTCTCCAGTTCGTCTTGAATAGACGAGCCTGCTTTGAGTTTCATGTTGAGTCCGTAGCGCCGGTCGTCGAGGCGGCACTCATACACAAGGTGCGGTGCGCCACGCATTTGGTTGATGCGGTAGTATTGCGGCAGCTTATTGGGTTCCTCCTCATTAACTATGTCGTTCTCCAAGTTGTGTAGTTTCTGTTTGATCTCCTCCAACTTGTTAGTGAGGGAGACCTTGCGCGATTTGGAACTCATAATAGGTTTGTCCAACTTAGGGTGACTTTCGATTTTGAAGAACTCGCGGGTGAGATTTTTCTCCTTGTTGTAGACTTCGTGATAATAAACGACGTATTTGGGGAGCATCGCTTGCGTCAATCCGTCTGGAAGTGGATTTGCGTTGTATTTACGGGACCGCTTATTAGTGTTGGCATTTTGTTCGCTCTGCGTGGCAAATCGCAGATTTGAGCGACGATTGTCCAACTTGTCACGATTGATGTGGTCGATCGAGAATTTTTTGTCGATGAGTTTATCATCATTTGGATATTGATTTTTCATGACGAACCGGTGAAGGTAATGAGTTTTGATGTCCACGACACTCGTAACGTAACCCAGTGCTTTATTTAATGTCCAACATTTTCGATGTGATTGTGTCTTAATCAACGCTGCGTCTTCACATGAGAGCTTCGTGAATACATCGTTCTCTGAATTGCAACTCATCTGATATTACCGTTCTTTGGTATCGCAATTCTCGATTAAATATAAATAATTGCGTATTTGTCCAGCATATTTTCCAGCACTAATTTCCAATCCGTTATCAATCTCGACGATTGTTTCATTTTTTGAACATACTGGAGCACAAATAGTTGGTTTGTCTACACAAACCGTCTCTTCCTTGTCCATATCGAATGTTTCACAAGCACAGAACATATTATGTTCTACTTCATTATATGTTCTTGAAATCAATTTTTTTTAATAATAATTTTAAGAAGGTTTATCCCCCCATCTGTTACTTAGTTCGAATACGCAAGTCCGCCCATTCCCGACATAACGCGAAGGACGTTGTAGTTGGTGGCGTACACGCGGACCTTGGCGGTCTTGGTGCTCTCGACGGTGGCGTTCGACAGGACGAGCTGAAGAGTCGCGTTGTCGATGCGCGAGAAATTGCAGGTGCCCGACGGCTGGTGCTCCTCCGGGCGAAGCGCGAACGAGTAGACGTTGATGCCGGTGTCCGGGGCACGGGTGTGGAACTGGTACGGCTGGACGAGGTCGAAGTAGGTGCCCTCACGCTCCGAAAAGCGGTCCTGGCCGTTGAGCTGCAGCTTGGCGGTGACGACCGGGTTCTCGCCCCAGCAGTGCATGTCAAGCGCGGTCTCGGCAAGCACGAAGGTGCCGGCATCCGAGAGGGTCGAGCCATCAACTGGAACGCCATCAACGCCGAAGTCGGCGTGGGGTGTGTTGACGGTGCTGGCGCTGACAAGGTCATCAGCACCTTGGTCCTGGAAGAGACCCGATGTACCAATGAAGCCATTCGAACCCTTAAGGGAATTCGGACCACCGAAGGCGTGGATAGCATTCGGGAGCGCATCGATCGAATCGGTGTAGTTGAACGGCTGAGCACCGAGGGTGCTCTTGAGGAGAGTATCCGAAGTCTCAAGGGACGCGCAGTAGTCGACGTTCGCGTCCGGCTGGGCAACGAAGACGAGCTCCTTGCACGGGTGGTTGAAGTTGAGTTTGATCTTGTTCGAGGACGAACCGACCGACTCATCGCCAGTGAACTGGAGCTGCTCAATCAGGTACTCGTGCGGGTTCTGCGCCATGCGGCGACGCTCGTCGGTGTCCAGGAACACGTAGTCGACGTAGAGCGACGCGGCAACAAGCGACTGCTGGTAGGCATTGGATACCTTAGCAGAAGTGCCGGCAAGACTGCTGACGGCCCAGAGGCACTCATCAATCGGGCGAAGATCGAGGTTGATCTTGACCTCGTGGTACTGGAGGGCAATGAGCGGAAGGGCAAGACCCGGGTTGCGGCAGTACCAGAACTGGAGCGGCACGTAGAGGGTCGTCTCCGGAAGGGTGTTGCGCGGGGCGCACACGTTGGTTGGGACGGTGCCGTTAGAATCATTGTTGCACGGGCCATCAACATCGGCAAATGCCGGGTCGGTGATGTAGGTGAGCTGGGTGGTGTTGCCAACCATCTTGTAGTAGCCACGCTCCTGCTCCTTGGAAAGGGTGAGCTGGTTCCAGATGTGCATCCAGTCGCCGTACTGGCGGTCGATGCGCTGGCCACCAATCTCGACCTCGACCTGCGAGATCATCTGCTCACCCGGGAAATCTAACCAGCGAGCGAAGACATTAGAGCCTGAGCCTGAATTTTTGAGGTCCTGGCCAATCTCCGGAAGAGTGACCTGAAGGTAGGTGCGGTACGCGAGGTCACCGTTGCGGCTGATGGTGCAGGTGACACGGCGGCCGAAATCGGCCTGGCCGTTGAAGGTCTGCTCGATCGACTCCATCGCGAAGTTGGTGTGGCGACGGTAGGTCACCTTCCAGAAGGTGATCTGCGGGTTGCCGGTAAGGTAAACGTCCTGAGCGCCGTAGGCTACGAGTTGCATTAATCCACCTCCCATTGTTATAATATTGCTAAAGAAAAAAAAATTACGAAAAAGATTTAATTAATGATTAAAAATACTATTAATCATTAAAACATCGTTGAAATATCAAAAAATACTATGGAAATACTCCGAAATACTCCATAAATATCGTGTATTGATTGTCGGTGCTAATTGTCGATGCTAATTGTCGATGCTATTCTTAATTTTGTTTATGTCCATGTTTTTCTCAATAAACGATTTCACATAGGTGTCAAGGTAAATTTCCTTCTTACCCTGATGTTTTTTGGTGAAAATATAGGTGTCATCTTTCATGGAAACCTTCCAACCCGATTGAACGGCGTTAAAAATGAAGGCCATTTTCTGGAGTTTGATACAATCGACTTCTAAATCTTCTGGGGTATTTATGCGAACTGTATCCATTAAATTAAAAGAAAGAAAACAATAACTGGAAGTATATTCAATTAAACACTAATAAAAAGGTATTGTTAATATGCCTAAATTTAAACAGAAAAATACAAGAAAGATACTGGTCGAAAACAATTCCATCACTACCCTCGACGGAAAACATCAAGAAATCGTCGATGAATTGCGGCGCGAAAAAGAGGTGGTCGTCCCGTCTCTTCGCAAAGAGCAAAGGTCACTTCGTAAAAAACTACAACGAAATAAGATGTCCGTCGAAGCAGAGTTAGAAACAAAAGATAGGATGGAAGACATCAAGAGGACGCTCCGGGAAATCAAAGGGCGCGAGAGAAATTATTTGCTAAACAACTCGGAGTTAGTATTCGGTTATTTCGAGAATAAAATGAAGGTCGCGGAGGGCACAAACAAAACAACGGTTCTCAACACCTTTTTCAAAACGGAAACACCAAGCAAGAAGGAGGATGAAAAGGAGCACAGCAATGTGAAGAAATTTCTTGCAAACATCGACGACAGCTTTATGGACATTGGCAATTATGTGGTTCAGACGGACATTTGCGAAGTTTGCCACCAAGGCGAGATGATTCCGATTGTGCACGAGGGACAACTTGTTTGCAATAATTGTTCTTCCACGATTCAATACCTTGTAGAAAATGAGAAACCCTCGTATAAAGAACCTCCCAAAGAGGTCTGCTTTTATGCTTACAAAAGAATCAACCATTTCAGAGAGGTAATCGCGCAGTTCCAAGCCAAGGAGACCACGCAAATACCCGACGAAGTGCTCGAGAATATCAAGTTGCAAATCAAAAAGGAACGAATCGGTCTCGAACAAATCACCAACAAGCGCGCGAAAGAGATACTAAAGCGGTTGGGCTACAACAAATATTACGAGCACATTCCCTTTATCAAAGACAAGTTGGGAATCAAACCGCCCATCATGAGTCCGGAACTCGAAGACACGCTGTGCAATCTTTTTATGGAAATCCAAGGCCCTTATGCGAAATATTGTCCGGAAGATCGAGTGAACTTCTTAAACTACTACTATACGGTCTACAAGTTGTGCGAGTTGCTCGACCAGCGCGAATTCCTGCCTTTCTTCCCAATGCTAAAGGACCGCGAGAAGCGAATCGAACAAGACGAAATATGGAGGAAAATATGTAACGAACTCGACTGGGAGTTCATTCCCACAATATAGATTTGATAACTATATTCAAATCTATATTATATTTATTGGTGTTTTTCGTGTTTATAGGCAAGTTTATGCTTACCCGAGTTTATGCTTACCCGAGTTTGGGGAAACCGACAAGGTTGGCGCCGATGCCGAACCCAGCGCCCGAGCGAGCACCCACGGCCATGGCCGGGACGAACGTATCAAGAATGCTAAAGGTGGCGGCCGCGGTGAGCGCGATGAAGGCAACCTCATCGAGGTCGAGCGAGCGCTTCGGGATGGCAAAGGCAGCAAGTGCCACCATGATACCCTCCACAAGGTATTTGATCGCGCGCTTCAAAAGTTCACCAAGATCGAAATCGTTGACAATATCAGTAATGCTCATTCTTATATTTAATAAAAAGAAAAAAATATAATATGTCGATTGAAATCACTTAAAGTTTATGAGGATTAATATTCCTATATGAGCGACACTTCGAACACGACAACCAGACCTGAGGGAATCGAATGTAGATTGGACATTGACGGCTCCGAGAACAAGAAGTATGTCGATGTGTTAGATGAGGACAAGGGAGTTGCCGGACAAAAATTCGTTTGCGTATCGTTTCTCTCTCCGGAGAAGATTCTGAACGACCGCCGACTTTATAATTTCAATGAATTCCTAAAGCAGTGGGAAATGTCCAAGGCATTGTCTAAATATACACAATTCTTGAGTTTTCTCTCGTTCAAGTATAATCTTGTCTTTGACGATCTCACCAAGGATTTGGAGGAGTTCTGTAAAGAGGAGCGGGATAATCTGTTTGCCACGAATCTAGAGGATGAGTTCAAGAACTTTATGGACTCGAACGAGACCAAGTTGGACGAGGCATTCAATCAGGAGAATGGGTTCCAGACGAGCGTTCGTGGATTGAAGGTGCGCGGTTCTTATCCGAGTCAGCAAGAGGCTGAACTGAGATGTAAAATGCTTCGCGAAGTGGACCCGAACCACGACGTTTTTGTGGGTCCGGTCGGTATGTGGATGCCTTACCACCCCGAGGCGTACAAGACGGGGCGCGTCGAGTATCTGGAGGACGAACTCAACCAGCTCATGCACGAGAAGCAGGCGAACGAGAAGAACGCCAAGGTTGAGTTTGACAAGCGGATGCGTGAAACGAAGGAGCAGGCGATTGAGGAGAACAAGAAGAAGGCGCTCGAGAGCGGCAACGTGCTTACGCAGACCTTGGACGAGAATGGTCAATTGGTGAGTGTGAACAACGTCAACAACATGGAGACTGGTATGGGCGAAGAGGTCACGGTTGCTGATGTTCGAAAGGAGTTGTTCGAGGATGAAGATGTGGTGATTGACCATAAGAATTCCGACCACGGTCTCAGCAGACTGACCGATGCTGGTGTTTCAGAACCGAAGGAGAAGGAGACTGTGTTAGTGAACATTGCTGAGGATGCTGAGGGTGCTGAGGATGCTGAGGGTGCTGAGGATGCTGAGGATGCTGAGGATGCTGAGGGTG